TGCTGCAAAAGGCCAAGAAATGACGAAGGCCGCGCTCCGAAGAGAACGGCCTTCAATCAGGCGGGCGGTGGGGCCTCCCTCCGCTTGCGCGGCAACCCCACATGGCGCTCCGGCGGTAAACCGCCGTGCTACGGCCGGGAGTATGTCACCGTGTCGCACCCGCTTAAAGCCCATATAGGGCGGGCGGCAAAGGAAGTCAAATGCTCGAAGCCAAACTTGATTCCGCAGTGGTGCAGCGCGCGCTGGAGATGCTGCGCGTGAGCTGCCTGGACGCCTCCCCGGTCATGCGGGTCATCGCGGGCGACATGGAGCGCGCGGTGGAAAAGAACTTTCAGAGCGAGGGCCGCCCGGCCTGGCTGGGTCTGGCTCCCGGCACCATCGCCGGGCGCGTGAAGAACGGCACCTGGCCGGGCAAGATCCTCCAACGCACGGGCCAGCTGGCCAGCAGCATCGAGGCGCACTCCGATTCCAACAGCGCCACCGTGGGCACCAACCTGGCGTATGCGGCCATCCAACAGCTGGGCGGCAAGACCCGCGCCCACACCATCACCGCACGCAAGGGCAAGGCCCTGGCCTTCGGCGGCATATTCCGCCGCTCGGTCCACCACCCCGGCTCCAAGATCCCGGCCCGGCCCTTCCTGGCGCTGGACACCACCGACGAAAGGCAGATCGAGGAGTCGGTGCTGCTCTTCCTGACGGGGCGAATGTCCGTTCTTTGACCAGGGGCGCACGGCGGCCTGGAACGCCTTGGGCGCACAACTCCCGCCCGAAACCGTTAAACGCGGGATTAAACGCTCCTGGCGCGTTTCTGGAGCGGCTCCAGCATCCGACCTCGACCGTGCCGGACATGGGGTTGCATTCCTTCCCCGTTCCGGCATAGGGTCGCGGCACCCTTCTTTCGACAGAAAATACCCCAGGAACACTACTCCCCCGGACATTTGTCCACGTTATGCCGCGCCGTAGCATCAAGCATGCTGCGGCCATGAAGACACCCGCACCCATCCACATCTTCCGGTCCGGCACGCACACGGACGTCAGCGGCAAGACCCTGGCGTTCGGCGAAACCGAGCTGGAAGCGTCGGCTAAGGCCTACGACCCGGCCCTGTTCGAGGCCCCCCTCGTGGTGGGGCATCCGCAGCTCGACGCCCCGGCCTACGGCTGGGTCGAATCCCTCTCTTTTTCTCAAAACGGCCTTTCCGCCGCCCCCCGCCAGGTGGACCCCGCGTTCGCCGAGCTGGTGCGCGCGGGCCGCTACAAGAAGATCTCCGCCTCGTTCTACATGCCCAACTCGCCCGCCAACCCCGTGCCCGGCGTTTTCTACCTGCGCCACGTGGGGTTCCTGGGGGCCGCCGCTCCGGCGGTGAAGGGCCTCAAGCCCGTGGCCTTTGCCCAGGCCGAGGAGGGCGTGGTGGAGTTTTCCGATGCCTGGGCCGAACGCCAGAACGCCAGCCTGTGGCGGAATCTGCGTGAGTGGTTCTTGGCCAAGTTCGGACAGGAGGAGGCGGACAAGGCCGTAGCCCCCTGGCTGGTGGAGAGCGTCGAGGACGCGGCCCGCAAGGAGCTGCTGGAGGACCAGGCCCAACCCGCGTTCGCCGAGGGCGAACCGGCCAACCCCAATTTCAAGGAGGACGAAGTGGACCAGAAGGAAAAAGAGGCCCTCGCGGCCGAACGCGCCAAGCTCGCCGAGGAGCGGGCCGCGCTGGAGAGGCAGCGGGCGGACTTCGCCGAGCGCGAGGCCAAGCTCAAGGAGACCGAGGCCGGCCGCATCCATGCGGAGCACGTGGCCTTTGCCGAGACCCTGGTGAAGGAAGGCAAGCTCCTGCCCGCGAACAAGGAAGCCACGGTGGGCCTGCTCGACAGCCTGGCTGTTTCCAGCGCCGTGGTGGCCTTTGCCGAGGTGAACGGGGGCAAGGTCGAAAAGTCCGCCTTGCAGACCATGAAGGACATGCTGACCACCAGCCCCAAGCTGGTGGACTTCAGTGAGCGCGCCGTGGGCGACCTGGACGCTGGCGGCTCGGCCAGCTTCGCGGCCCCCCAGGGCTACACCGCCGACCCCGAGCGGCTGGAGCTGCACGGCAAGGCCGTGGCCTTTCAGGCCGCGCACCCCGGAACCGATTACGCGACGGCCCTTGTGGCCGTGGGAGGCAACTAAATGGGCAAGCAGTGCATCACCATCCTGAGTCTCTCGATGCGGGCCTCCGGCACCATCGCTGAGTACCGTTTCGTCACCCCCACCGGCGCGCAGGCCGGGGCCGGGGCCAACACCCTGGGCACGTCCGAATACGCCGCCGACGACGGCGAAATGCTGGCCGTGGCCAACCTGGGCACGGCCATTGTGGAGGCCGGGGCCGCCGTGGCCGCCGGAGCGGCCGTCCAGTCCGATGCCTCCGGCCGGGCCATCACCAAGGACACCGGGGCCACGGTGGCCCGCGCCCTGGCGGCCGCTGCCGCGGCGGGCGACTTCATCGAAGTGACCCTCATCCCCAACTAACCGACATCACAGGCAAGGAGCAACGCAACCATGATGAACCCCACGCAGACGCGGGTCATCGACCCCATTTTGACCACCGTGGTCCAGGGCTACAAAAACGCCGACTTTGTCGGCAACGCCCTGTTCCCGCGCGTGCCGGTCGCCGTTTCCGGCGGCAAGATCATCGAGTTCGGCAAGGAACACTTCCTGGCCTACAACACCCAGCGCTCGCCCGGCGGGGCGACCAAGCGCATCAGCTTCGGCTACCAGGGCAAGCCCTACGCCGTGGAAAACCACGCCCTGGAAGCCCCTGTGCCCCGCGAGTACATGCGCGACGCCTCCAAGGTGCCGGGCATCAACCTGGGCACCCGCGCGGTGAACCTGGTCATGCGCTCCGAGGGTTTGGCCCTGGAGATCCAGCAGGCCGCCCTGGCCACCGACCCCAGCCAGTACGGCGCGAACAACAAGGTCACCCTCTCCGGCACGGACAAGTTCAGCGACAGCACCTCGGACATCGAGGGCACCTTCGATGACGCCAAGGAAGCCGTCCGCACCGCCTGCGGCATGTACCCCAACGTGGCGCTCTTCGGCCCCAAGGCCTTCCGCGCCACGAAGCGCCACGCCAAGGTGAAGGAGCAGTTCAAGTACGTGTCCGACAAGTCAGTCACCACGGAAATGCTCGGCGAGTTTCTGGAGATCGACACCGTTGTGGTGGGCAAGGCCGTGAAGGCCTCGGACGCCGGGGCCATGAGCGACGTGTGGGGCAACTACATCGTGCTCGCCTACGTGCCGCCCGCGCCCTCCCAGGCGGAGGAGCCGAGCTACGGCTACACCTACACCCTGGAGGGCCACCCCATGGTGGAGGCTCCCTACTGGGACAGCACCCACAAGAGCTGGATCTACGGCGTGACCGACGAGCGCGTGCCTGTGCTCTCCGGCATCGCCTCCGGCTTCCTCATCATCAACCCGTTCTAGGAGGGCGCTGAACCATGCCGCAGTATTCCGTGAACGAACCCCTGAAGCACGACGGCCAGGCCTACGCCCCCGGCGAGACCGTGGAGATGGACGCCAAGGCCGCCAAACCCTTGCAGGCTCTCGGCGTGCTCGGCCCGGTCGTGAAGGCCGCGGCCAAGGCGGAGGCCAAGGCCCCGGCCCCCGCCGCCGGTGCCGACGCCGTTGGCTCCGGCGAGAACGCCGAAGCCGGGGAAGGAAAGTAGCCCATGGCCTACGCCAGCACACAGGACATGGTCGCCCGGTTCGGCCTGCGTGAGGTGATAGCCATCACCGATCGGGAGAACACCGGGGACGTGGACGAAACCGTGCTTGCCCCGGCGCTTGCCGAGGCCACGGCGGAGATCGAGGGGCACCTGGCCGCCCGGTACTCCCTGCCCCTGGAAAACGTCCCGCTGCTGGTGGTGGGCCTTTGCTGCGACATCGCCCGGTACCGGCTCTCCGGGGCGGACGTTTTGGAGACCGACCCGACCCGCAACCGCTACCGCGACGCGGTCCGCATGCTGGAGCTGATCGGCGCGGGCAAGGTCAGCCTGGGCTTGGACCAGGCCGGACAGCCCGCGCCCACTTCCGGCACGGTGCGCATTCAACCTGGAGAGCGCAGCTTCCCCGCCGGAAGCCTGAAGGATTGGTGAGGGCATGAACCTGACGCTTGAAGCCATTGAAGACGCCATGAAGGCGCGCATCACGGCCGCCAGCAGTTCCGGCCAACTGGGCTACCGCATCAACTCCGTGGCCACCTACGCGGGTGAGTTCGACGACCTGACCAGCCTGGCGGCCGTCATCCGCGCCCTGCCCGGCGTGTGGCTGGTGCTTGATGCCCTTGGCAAGCCGGAGCGCAAGGGAGCGGACAAGTGGAAGGTGCCCGCCACCTTCGTGGTCATGGTAGGCGCGCGCAACCCGCGCAGCGCGGAGGCCGCCCGCCACGGATCGCAGACCGTGCGCGGTCTGGAGCCGGGCAGCTATCGGATGCTTCAGGACATGTGGGACCTGTTCGCCGGGCAGGACATGGGCATCGCCGTGGAGGCCTTCAAGCCTGGCAAGACGGTGACGGTGTTCCAGACTCGCGTGCAGAACGAGGGAATTTCCGTGCTTGGCCTGGAGCTCCACACCAGCTTCATGCGTGTTGGCCAGGCCACAAAGGACGAGGCCAACGCGCCGGAGCTGAAGGCCGTGGGCTTCAACTACTACCTGAAACCGGGTGACGACGTACCCGACGCCACCGACAACGTGAAGTTCGGTGGAGAGGAGGAAGCATGAAAGTGAGAGCCGCAAGCGGGTTGCGCGTGCCCAAGGAAGGCAAGCCCCGCCAGTACATCACCGAGACGGACGCCGTGGAAGTGCCCGAAACCGCGTACTACCTGCGCGCCGCGTCCTGCGGCGACCTGGTCACGGAAACGGTCACGGCCAAGGCCGCGAAAAGCGCCACCACCGCGACCCAGGACAAGGAGTAGCCCATGGCCAGCCCGAATATCTCTTTCGAGAAGATCCCCGCCTCCATCCGCAAACCGGGGGCGTACTTCGAGTTCAACACCAAGCTGGCGGTGAACAACCTGCCCGCCAACACGCAAAAGGTGCTCGTCATCGGCCAGCGCCTGACCGCTGGCAGCGTGGCCGCTCTGACGCCCACGGACGTGTACAGCGACGCCGAGGCGGCGACGTACTTCGGCGAAGGCAGCATCGTGCACCGCATGGTCCGCGCCGCCATCAAGGCCAACGCCTATCTCTCGCTCACCTGCCTGGCGGTGGATGACGCCACGGCGGGCATCGCCGCCATCGGCGGCCTGGCGCTCACCGGCCCGGCCTCGGGCTCCGGCGTGGCCACCCTGATGGTGGGCAAGGATCTGATCCAGGTGGCCGTGGACAGCGCCGACACCGCCGCGGAGGTGGCGGGGGCACTGGTGGCCCAGGCTGCCCAACAGACCGACTTGCCCGTGAACATAACCGTGGCCGAGGGCACGCTCACCATCACCGCCAAGCACAAGGGCAGCCTGGGCAACGCCATCAAGCTGTCCTTCACCAGCACGGCTAGCGGCATCACCGGCGTCGTCACGGCCATGACGGGCGGCCAGGTGGACCCGGACATCACCGGGGCGCTGGCCATGGTGGCCGGGGCGGGGCACACCATCATCCTCACCCCGTTTACTGACGAGGCCAACCTGCTTGCCCTGCGCTCGCACCTGGACTTCGTGGGCGGCCCGATGGAGATGCGCGGGGCCACGGCCTATTACGGGCTGGTCACCACCCTGGCCAGCTCCACAACCCTGGCCGCCAAAGTGAACTGCGGCCGCGCGTTGGGCGCGCTGTTGCGCGGCTCGCGCAGCCTGCCCTGGGAGATCGGCGCGGCCTTCGGCTCCGTGGCCGCCAGCGAGGAAGATCCGGCCATGCCGCTGAACCACCTGGTGCTGGCTGGCATCGACGTGCCGGACGTGGCCGACCGCCTGACCCGCACCGAACAGGAAGTGCTGCTGCACAACGGCGTGACCCCGCTTGAGGTGGGGCCGGACGGCACCAGCGTGCAGATCGTGCGCGCCGTCACCACCTACACGGTGAACGAGGCGGGCGTTGACGACGTGAGCCTGCTCGACGTCACCAGCATCCGCACCCTGGACTACACGCGCAAGGCCGCGCGCGAGCGCATCAGCCTGCGCTTCCCCCGCGCCAAGCTCTCCAGCCGCACCCCGGCCAAGGTCCGCAGCGAGATCCTCGACGTGCTCTACAAGCTGGAGGAGCTGGAGATCCTGGAGAACGTGGACCTGTACAAGGACTACCTCATTTGCGAGCGCGACAGCCAGGACGCCAACCGCCTGGACGCGCGGATTCCGGCCGACGTGGTGAACGGCCTGCACGTGTTCGCCGCGCGCATCGACATGTTTTTGTAACCGCCGCCAAACCGGCGTTTAACGGAGATTCAACGCATGAGCACCGACTATGTGGGCGTCATCGTCCTGTCGTTTGACGGCACGGACTACGACATCGAATCCATTGACACCACGGACAAGACCGGCCGCAAGGCGGTCAAGACCATGAACCGCACCGGCGGCCCCAAGGGCTCGGCCAAGGGCGTGCGGGAGCATCCCATCAAGCTGACCGCTCCCATCCCGGTCACGGGCGAGCCGGACTGGTGGAACATGAAGGACGCCAAGATCACCATCGAACCCCTGGACTGCGCCGCCAAGACCGTCACCTATTCCGGCTTCTGCGTGGAAGAGGTGGGCAGCAAATACCAGCAGGACGGCGAGGCCAAGCGGGACATCAGCGGCTTCGCCCTCAAGCGGGTGGAGGAGTAGGCCATGCACGATCTGCTCACCAAACTGAAGGCGGGCGGCGCGGCCATCCGCCGCGTGACCCTGCCCCGCAAGGACGGCGACGGCCCGCAGCTGGGCCTGCGCGTGCTGACCGAGGCCGACTACCTGGAGGCTGGCTTGTCCGGCATCGACACCATGCGCGCCCGCGGGCACGAGGACGCCAACCTGTCCAGCTCCGAGCTGTTCGAGGGGGCCAAGGTGACGGAGCTTTTGGCCCGCGCCCTGGTGGACCCGGACAGCGGCGAGCCCCTGGCCAAGAACGCAGTGGAGCTGCGCGGCGTGCTCACCCGTGCGGACAAGGTGTTCCTCATCGACCAGTACCTGGACCATGAGCGGGAGTTTTCGCCCAGCGAGGCCAACATGAGCGCCGAGGAGTTTGGCGAGCTGCTGCGCGAGGTAAAAAAAAATCCCGCGACGCCTCGTTTGAGCGATTTCAGTTCCGCTACGCTGAGAAGGCTCGTGCTGTCTTTGGCCGAGCCGGAGCAGAACTGACGCGGGGCCAGTGGCTGTACCTGCTGGGCATGGTCCTGGCGGAGATTGAGGACACCAAGGACGCCGCCGACGGCAACAAGACGAAACGCTTTGTGGCCACCCGCCGCAAGCACGGCAAAACCAAGAAGAGGCCCCGCTCGTGAGCAACAACATGCAGCTTTTCATACGCCTGAACTGGGACGGCGGCCGCGCGGCCGCCGGGCTCACGCAGGCTTCGGCGCAGGTCAAGCGGTTCACGGACGGGGCCTCGAAGCAATTCGCGGGGCTGCGCAAACAGGCTCACGACTTGAACACGGCCATGGGCGGGTTCTCCGGCATCACCCGGCTGGCCGGGGCCTACCTCGGCGTGCAGGCCGCGCGCGAGACGCTGACCAAGAACATGGACTTCGACAAGATCATTTTGGAGTCCAAGCAGCTGGCGGAAATGACCGAGGAACAGGCGGCGCGCATGCGCAAGCTCGCCCTGGACCTTTCCAAGAACAGCCTCTCCAGCCCGCTGGAGAACGCCGACGCCATCCGCACCCTGGCCAACGCGGGCATGAAGTACGACGAGATCGAATCCACGCTCCAAAAGATCGTAAGCGCCAGCGCCGTGTTCCGCTCCACCATGAAAGAGTTTGCGGACCTCGACTTCGACCTGGAGACAAAGTTCAAGATCGCCCCGGAGCAGCTCGATGCAGTGCACAACATGCTCTACTACCACGCCAAGGCTGGCCGTTTCGAGGCGCACTCCATCAGCTCCTACGCGCCGCAGTACCTGGCCGCCATGAACATGATGGGCTTCCAAGGCGTGCAGGGCACCAACTTTGCGGGCGCCATCCTCCAGGCCCTTCAGAAGATCAAGCCGCAGACCATGCCCTCGGAGACCGTTACCCTGATTGAGCACGGCTTGAGCCATTTGCTGAACGTCCGCGAGGGCAAGCACCTGCGCCAGGTCACCGGGATCGACATCAAGAAATTCGCCCCAGGCGGCAAGTTCAAGGGCGCGGATGGGCTTGAAGGCATGTTCGGCCTGCTGGAGGCCATGAAAAAGGCCGGCCTCGACAAGGACACCTTCAAGCTGGCCTCCGTCTTCCGCGACAAGTATGAGCGCGAGTTCTGGCAGGTGATTCTGCGGGACTTCGACGCCATCAAGACGGCCATGCGCGAGGGCGACCAGGCTGCCAAAAACGACCAGATCGCCACGGACTACAAAGAGATCCTTTCTCACCCTTACGCCAAGGTGAAGGGAGCGGAGAACACCGCCGAGCGCGCGCAGCTGAGCGGCGCGGCCACGGCCGGAACCAGCGCCTATGCCGGGGTTTTGGAATACGCCACGGGGCACCCGGTGCAGGCCGGGGTCGGCGCGCTTGGCCTCTTCATGGCCGGACGCATGGCCTACAATCGCATCCGCAACGGCAAGGCCGACGGCGGCGCGGGCGGCTTTGCGGACTCGGCCATGGGCATGGCCGGGGTGCAGCGCGTGTTCGTGGTCAACATGCCTGGCGGCATGGGCGGCGGCGGGCAATTGGCCTTGACGCCGGGCGAAGGCTGGAGTCCCGCCGCCGCGGCCCAGGCCTCGCGCTGGGCTGGCGCGCTCGGCGCGGCCAAGGGCGCTCTGAAGTGGGGGGCCATCCCCACCGCCCTCTTTGCCGGGTACGAGGCCTACGGCGTGGCCCACAACGACCAGCTGAACGCCGAGGCCAAAAAGACCGAGTACGGCCGCATTGCTGGCGGCGCGGCGGGCAGCCTGGGCGGCGCGGCCATCGGCGCGGGCATCGGTTCGATGTTCGGCGGCGTTGGGGCAATCCCCGGCGCGCTCATCGGGGGCTGGCTGGGCAACCTGTTGGGAGAGAAGGCGGGCCAAAAGGCTGCGGAGAAAATTCATCTTCAGACCACGATCCAGTTGGACGGACGCGTGCTGGCCGAACAGATCCGGGAATACAACCGCGACGCCGGGCTGCGGGACTAGGGGGCGGGCATGGCTTGGGAACAAAGATTGCTCGACGCCAAGTTCCGCGGCGTGACCTTCGACTGCCAGTTGTGGGATGACGATTGGGAACGCCATGCAGTGGAGCACACGCGCCCCTTTGTGGACGGCGCGGAAATGGAGGACTTGGGGCGCGGCGCGCGGCGCATGCGCATCAAGGCCATCTTTTTCGGCGACGACTATGAGGACCGGCTTGAGGCTTTCCTGAAGGTGCTGGACGAGCCCGGCCCTGGCGACCTGGTGCATCCGGTGTTCGGGCCGCTTAAGGCCCAGGTGGCCACCCCGCATGTGCACCACGAGGCCGAGAATGTGGACCAGGCCGAGGTGGAGGTGACCTTTGCGGAGAGCGCCCTCGGCGCGGCGTTGTTCACGTCCAGCAAGCCGGGACAGAAGGCCGCGGCCGTGGCCACCAAGTCCAGCTCCGTGCGGGAGGCCGCGGCTTCGGCCCTGGCCAAGGCCGTGGCCGTTTGCAAAAACATTACGGCCATGAGCCGGGCGGGCCTGCGGGTCATCGCCGAGCTGAAGGCCATGGTGGACACCGTGACCACCAGCGGGGCGGGCATCACCAGCATTCCCCGCGCCTGGGCCAGCGACGTGGCCAGCCTCATCGCCAGCGTCGTGGATCTGAAAAGCTTCAGCTCGTCCTCGCTCGTGTCGGACTGGAAAAGCACGGTCGCCATACTGAATTCGGCGATCCTTTCGCTGACCTCGAACAACTCGTCGGCCACCTCGTCCGCGTCTTCCGGCTCGGGCGGCTCCAGCGATGCCACCCTGGCCCTCACCCCCGGCGACGAGCTGGACAAGGTGCGGGCGCATGTGGAGCTGGAGCGCGCGCTCGGCATCGCCGAGGCCACGCAAGCCGTGCTGGAATCCGAGGCGGACACCCCGACCCTGACGCCGGACGAGATCGAGGCCGTGACGGCGACCACGCGCGAGCGCCTGCAAGCGAGCAGCGACACCTACCGCGCCCTGTACGGCCTGGAGGAGCACCGCCCGGTCACTGAGGGCCTGAAGGACGTTGCCGCCGCGATACTGGCCGCCGCCGAGGCCATTTTGGAGGCCAAGCCGCCCTTGGTCGACCACACCCTGGCCGCGCGCACCTGCCCGCGCCTGCTGGCCCACCAGCTTTACGGCGACCACACCCGCGCGGCCGAGATCCTGCGGCTGAACGCCCTGGCGGACCCCAACTTTCTGACCCCCGGCGAGGTGCTCCGTGTCTACGCAAGCTAAATCGTGGCAGGCGGAAAACGAGAAGGTCGCGCTCCTGGTGGCGGGCAAGGCCCACGACGAGTGGAACGGCTACGAGGTGGACTCGGACCTGCTGACCCCGGCGGACGCCTGGCGCGTGCGCCTGGGCCTCTCGGAGGACAGCTCCCTGCCCTCGGACGTTGTTCCGGGCACGCCCTGCGAGCTGCGCGTCGGTTCGGACCTGGTGATGACCGGCCGTATCGACGACGTGCGCGTGCGCGTAGACAAGCGCGGCCACTCGCTGGAGATCCTGGGCCGCGACGGCGCGGCGACCCTGCTCGACTGTTCCGCCCCTCTCGTGGGCGGCCGCAAGCTCGGCCTGGAGGACATCATCACCCGCGTGGTGCGGCCCCTTGGCATCGTCCGGGTGCGCCTGGCCATGGCCAACGGAGTGGCCCGCCAGCGCGAGAAGGTGACGGTGGAGCCCGGCGACACCGCCTGGGACACCCTGGCCCACGTGGCCGAGGCCAACGGCATGTGGCCGTGGATGGACCCGGACGGCACGCTGGTCATCGGCGGCCCGGACTACTCCGACGCCACCAACCCGGCCGTGGCCACCCTGTGCCTGGCCCCGCGCAAGGCGGGCGAACTGGGCATCACCAACGTGGCCAGCCTTGAGCGCCGCGAATCCGTGGCCGAGCGGTACAGCACCATCACCGTGCTGGGGCAGACCCACGGCACCGAGGCCACGGAAGGCAAGCACGGCCTCAAGTCCTCCGCCGTAG